AGCCCAGAACAAAGTTTTGGAAATAATAAAGGTATCTTTACACCTACTGATATTTATGATTTAACAAGAGCAGATAAATTTACACAGTATGGACAATTAGAATTATTACAAACTCAAACTGCAAGTGGCTCAAGTACAATAGATTTTACAAGCATACAAGAAAGTAAATACAATGTTCATTTTGCAACCTACAACAATATACAATTTACTCTTGATGCTTTCTTAGCAGGACAATTTTCAAATGATGGTGGTAGTTCTTTTGTAACTTCTGCTAGTTATGAATATGCAAGGCAGTATGGTGTTACAGATGGCTCTTTTGGTACAAGTAATTCTACAACTGCAACAGGTATTGATTTTTCGGGTAATGGTGGTGCTACTAATGAAACACACAATGGTTATGTTTATTTTTATAATTTAGGAGATAGTACAAAGTATTCTTTTGTAACACACCACAGTAGCCAAATGAATAGTTTAACTCAATTTTTATTTTATTTTGGTGGTGGCTCTTATAAAGTTGCTGAAACTATTAATGCTATTAGATTTAAAGTAAATACAGGTGCTATGGATAATGGCTCAATATCTTTGTATGGCATAAAGGACTATTCATAATGAGTACTAATTTACAGTTTATAAATTCTGTTACTGTTAGTGGTGTTACATCAACAGTTAATTTAGATAATGTTTTTTCAGCAAATTATGAAGTTTATAAATTAGTAGTTATAGATTATATTCCTTCTAGTTCAGAAAACTTAAGTTTTAGATTATTAGATAGTAGTGGTAGTGCATTATCTGGTAGTGATTATGATATAGCAACATTAATTTTAAGAAATAATACAAGTGCTACTGAAGTAAGAGTTACTAATACAAGTCTTTGGACTTATGGTGGTTATGTAACCAATAGTAATACACAAGGATTTGGTTTAGAAATGGATATATATAACCCTTTCTCTGATTCAAGTTATACTTTTGCTAATTTAACTTCAGTTAATGGTGCTAGTGCTGATATTGGTAATAAAAATATTTATGTTTATAAACAAAACTCAAGTACAAGAGGTTTGCAATTTAGTGCTGTTGGTGGCAATTTAAAAAATTTAAAAGCAATTATATATGGAGTCAAATAATGGCAGGTGCATTAATAAAAATAGATGAAGTAACAATCTCAACAGAAGTTGCAACTGCAAGTATTGGTGGTGCAAATTGGGACACTTCTTATGATGTTTATAAACTTCAATGGAATAATTTACAAGTTAGTGCAGACCAAAAAAATGTAACTTTAAGAGTTTTAGATAGTTCAAATAATCCAATTACAACTGCTAATTATGATGTTGCACAAAAAGTTTTAAGGTCAGATACTACCTATGAGAATAGTTATGCAACAGGTTTTACTGTTGGATTTGTTGTTGATAATTATTTAGGAACTGCAACAGGAGAAATTGGAAATGGTACTAAATATTTGTTTAATTTTAATGATTCAAGTGAATTTAGTCATTGGACTACTGAAACTGTTTATAGAAATAATACAGGTGTATTAAGAGGTGCAAATGGTGGTGGTGTTTTAGATACAGCAGGGTTACATAGAGGTATGCAGTTTATTCCACAATCTGGTGCTAATTTATCAGGTGGAGTGATTAGTTTGTATGGTTTAAAGAAGTAAGTATAAGAAATATATAGTAAGATAGGAGAACTATGGCGATTAAAACAATAGCACAATTTAGAACTGAAGCTACTTCAGAGATTGAATCTGCAAAGCCAATGTATGCTCAAGTTAATAATGAACGAAGAGAATTTACAGATGCTGAGTATGACCAAGCAATCGAAGACTTAGCACAATCTAAATTAGATGAACAAGATAATGGCTACGCAAGAGCAAGACAAGAAGCATATCCAGCATTAGCTGAACAACTTGACTTACTTTACCATGATATGACTTCTGACAAAGGAGACAAGACTGGCGAATGGTACAAAGCTGTTAAAAAAGTCAAAACAGATAATCCAAAACCAAGCTAATGAAACTTGATGTAGTTCGAACTCAGTTTGGTTCTGATGCAAGCAATGGCATGCTTTTTATTGATGGAGTCTTTGAATGTTATACATTAGAAGATGAAGTTAGAGATGTAAAAGTTATGCATGAAACTGCCATACCACTTGGCGAATATGAAATAAAATACAGAACAGTTGGTGGTTGGTTTTCCAGAGAAAAAGCAAGATATGATAAAAAGTTTGGAGCTGGTTGGTTTAAAGGAATGCTTGAGCTACAAGATGTACCAAACTTTACTTATGTGTTAATTCATAGCGGTAATACAGATGAATCAACATCAGCGTGTTTGCTTCTGGGTAATACTCAGCAAGACTTAGATATGGGTAAAGATGGGTTTATCGGAAGTTCCAGATTGGCGTATGAATCCTTCTATCCAAAAGTGCGAGATGCTTTAGATGCTGGAGAAAAAGTTACAATCAGATATTCAAATATAAATCTTGGAGCAAAAGAATTATCTAACAAAGCAACTGAAGATGTTGTCTTAACCAATGTTATAGATGATAAGTTTGACAAAATATTAAAAGAACTAAAAAACCTAAGGAGTGCAGTATTCACAGTTAAAAATATTACTTGATAATTAACTGCCCTACTTGCAATCAACCACTGGAATACAATCTAGTAAATACCAAGCCGACTTACTCATGCATGAATAAAAAGTGTCGAAATTATAATGTCGTGCAAATTGGTGGTAAGATGCATGAAGAAGAATAGGAGATTATGAAAAATAAAGAATATTGGAAATTTATTGTAAGTAAAGCATTCAGAACTGGACTACAATCTGCAATCTCTTTGTATCTTGCTAATTCAAGTGGAATCATAGATGCAAACATGGTTGAACTAATTGGAGTGGCATTTATGTCATCTGCATTGTCAGTCATTCAGAATGGTCTTGAGCAAGCTAAACCTAAATACACCTTCGAAGAAGGTAAATAATGGAAGGTTGTTGCATGGCATGCCCTAATGGGTGCGGAGACAAATAGATGTGGCGAGAAGGTTTAACGAACTATTTAACTATCTTTTAGTTCTATTTTTAATTTATCCTTCTCCAGTTTTTGCTGAAGAGACAACAACATACGAACGAATATCAGATACTGGTCAGAATACTACTGACATAAGTTTTGATTATGGTGGTTCATCTTGGAATAGATTAGACATTCATAGTGGCGACTGCGGTTCTAACAATCAAGCAGTTCATTACAACATGCAGAATGTTGATGACCAAACAATAACAATAACATTCCCAGAAGACAATATTACAACTGCTGGGTTCTTGTCTGGTTGTGTTAATGACCCTTATACAGTTACTTGGACTTATTCAGATAGCACTACTGATACTGTAAGCTACTCTGCTCAATCCAATGCGAATGTTGCAACAATGTATGAGATTGTATCTAAGTCTGTAACTGGTAAGTATATAACTTCTTTTGCTGTTGAATATGATGATTATGTAATCCTAGATGATATCTACTGGACTTACGACAATACACCAGCAACCACTACCACTACAACAAGTTCTACCACTACAACTTCAACAACAACTACAACAACAACAACTTCTACTACTACTACAACTCTTGCTCCAACAACTACAACTACTTCTACTACAACTACTACAACAGTGCCACCTACTACTACAACAACAAGCACTACGACCACTACAAGCACAACTACTACAACAGTTCCGCCAACAACTACGACTACTACAACAATTCCACCTACAACAACTACTACATTGCCACCAGCTCCAGAGCCCGAACCAGAACCAGTGATAGTGCTACCACCAGAGCCAATACAGATAGTTGTGATAATGGAAGATGGAAGTGAAGCTGAGTATGAAGAGTTTGAAATAGAAGATGGAACTGTCGAAAGAGATAACGAAAGAAGAGCTAACGAAGATAAGTTTGGTTGCTTTATGACTAATGCTCAGATTGAGCGAGGAGATTGCTTTATTGTAGAAGAGATAGAAGAAGAAGATATAATTATTGTATATGAAGAAGAATCAGATACCGAAGGAGAGTTTTTTGAAGATGATGATGTGGTATTTGAATTGGAGCTGGAAGATGAAGATTTCGAATTTGAAGATGAATTTGTCGAGCTATCTGAAGAAGAAATACTTGAGCTTGAAGAACAGATGGAACGAGATGTTAAAATCTTGGAGCTTGAAGAAGAAATACAAATCTTTGAATTTGAATCTGAAGAAGAAGCTGAGGAATTTATTAAAACAGTTCTTGAATTGGAAGAGCTTAATATTGAAGAAGAGTTTGCAGTTGAAGAAGAAATATTCATCTTAGATATTGCTATTGAAGATATCATTATTGTATTTGAAGATGAGATTATAGAAGAAGATATAGAAGAAGAAATTATTGAGGAGATAATAGAAGATGAAATACTTGAAGAAGATGTGGAGCTGGATAGAGCTGGAGATGTGGTTTTACCAGAGAAGGAAGTCATTGAAGAACCTATTGAAGAAGAAGTAGAGCTTACTGAAGAAGAGATAGAAGAGGAAGTTGCTGAGCTCGAAGAAGTAATTGAAGAGATAATTGTTTTAGATATTCCAGAAGTAACTGAAGAAGAACTAGAAGAATTATCAGAAGAGGAACTGGTTGAATATGAAGAAGCTAAAGAAGAAGCCATTGAAGAGTTTGTTGAAGAACTTGAGACTGAAGAAGTTGTCGAGATACTTGAAGAAGTTAATGATGTCGGAGTGGAGAATCTTGAATCTGCTAGCCAAGAAGTTATTGAAGTTGTAGCTAAGGTTGTTGAAGAAGTAATTCAGATTGCATCAGAAGAAGTATTAACAGATGAGCAAGCAGAAGTTGTAGGAGAAGTTCTGGGCTTTGATGAAGAGACTGCTAAAGAAGATGTTCAGATAATTGCAGAGCAAGCTCAAGAAGATGAAGTCATAGCAGAAGCTGTTGAAGTATTCGTAGAGAGAGCAGTAGAGAACGCAGACTCAACAGCTCTTCCATATACTCTTGCTGATGTTGTAGTAGAGATTCAGTTTGAAGAGTTCGTTGCTGACCCGATTGGTGCTATTATAGATATCGATTTACAAGATATTAAGATAAGTGAGATTGGAGCAGACTTAACAACTGACCAGAAGGAAAAAGCACAAGAAGTAATCGTGCCAACATTATTACTTAGGGTTGCTTCACTTGCATTTATGAGAAGAGATTTATGATTAAAAAATTATGGGATTGGTTTGTAACAGCTCTTAAAGAGACATTGAATCTGAGCTGGACATTGTCGGGTCTGGCGATTGCAGTTCTCACTTTAAGTGGCTCGGCAAGAGACATAACTTTAGTTGCAACAATAATTACACTAGCAGTCTGGTTACTCACAATTGGATTTAGAAAATGAGTGCTGGCAATGGCTACACCCAAAAAGAGATGCTTCAACTTCTCATTGATGGTCAGAATAGATTACATGACCGCATAGATGACTTGGAAGACAAAGTCTCTAGCAAGGTTGGAAGGCAAGAGCTCTTTGGTTGGGTTACTGCTGGAGTAGTTTCATTAACAGGTCTTATGGCTTTTTTTGGCTAAAAATCACAAAATATTTCAAGAAAAATAAAAAAATATTTTACCCTAATTTAGACCCTATAAACACTGGCTCTTTCGTATGGTTTTTTTTATATTTCTTTATAATTACTAATCAATGATTTGCAATTAAAGATGA